ATAAAGGTGTTTCCCCTTCTGTATTTGCCGTTTGTCTTTCTATACGTTTTTTCTTTCGTGTCAGGCTTGTCGGATCTTAAGAAAGCCCCTATTCTTACTTGCTGGTATTCTCCTGGGAAACTTTCATAATCAAACTGATACGCATTGAAATCGTTCCTGTAGGATAAAACTAAATTATCACAGTCCGAAGTAATGGTGAATTGATTTGACCTTGCCAGCGCTATCATACTATATAAGTAATAACCAAATACCCTCTACTGAATAAAATCGAATCAAAATCCGTAGAATCAAATATTTCCGCTACTGCAGGATTGTATGACGCTCGATACATTGTAACATTTGTAGCATCAAAACTTGTAATACCAGTTCCAAGGCTTGACACTCCGCGCTGGTTAATAACGTATCTTAATGTATTTGCATCATTTCGAATAATGCCTGTGATAGCAACGATCTTTTCAGCATTTAGCCCGTGAGCAGCGTTTATGCTGTCATCTGCATCCATATTCCAAACACCAATAGGAACTACTTTAATGCCTATCGTATTTGTGCCATCGGTCAATTTTTCAGAGGTGCCGGCCGTTGTTGCGCTGTCTGCCGTGTTTGCGTTCCCTGCAGTGTCAGCGTAAAAAGGGTTGGGGATATCTTGCCATTGCGGATCTGTTGCCCCGTCTCCCTGAGAAACTAAAACTTGCCCAGCATACCCGCCAAGCAATTTTGTAATGATGTCATTTATTTTATTCTTTCCTGTAGGGGAGACCTGATCTGTTCCTAGTAGTTTATTTAATAATCCCATTATTCTAATTCGTCAAATGTGCAGTTAATATCTCCTATAAGTGTTTCCATTGCTTCTAGTTCATCAAACGTAATCCCTGACAATTCCGAGCAATCAACCGGATTATAGTCTGTGTATATGATGAATTCGTAACACTTATCAAAATCAATATTTAAAGGCATGGTAGCAGTACAGAAAAATTGAGTAGCAGATGCCGTTATAGTCCCTATGTTTGGATAAACAAGCTCACAATCTAATGTAATGCCTATTTTAAGATCTACCAAATCATAATCATCCAACAGTGTACCTATTTTCTGAATCCATTTAACTACATCCCCTCTTTTTAGAGGAAGCGGGTAATCATAATGCTCTCCGCAATACTCTGTATTGTCAATAGGGCAATCTCCTACTTCTGGATCAAATCTTTGCTCTGTTAGCCGGATGAATGATTTTAACATGTTCCTATATCAAAGGATTCATCAAATGAATCATCGAAAGCTCCAAATGTACAGAAGCCTTCCAATACTGTAAAGTTTAATATACCTCCATCTTCTGAATTTGGCTCAAAAGACAGTTCTTTTATAAACCCTGGAATAAAGTTACTATTTCCGCATGAGAATTCAATGCTTTTGTTTGAGTTTAAGCGGAGGAATCTAAAGTCGGTCATTGTGCCAGGGTATGTAAACACATGCAGGATAGGCTTAAAGAACGCTTCCTTTTTATAGTTTTCAAAGTCCGATCGTAAAAGATCCTGCTTTTGGAAAACCTCTCCAATAATAGGCTGGCAACCATCAATTAACACGTCTGATTCATCAATGTTTCCCTCTCCTGATTGGAATTTTACCGGCTTTTCTGGTGCCTGAGTAGTGGACGTTGCTAAGATAGGGTGCCAATTAAGAGCCATTCTTACAGGTGAAATCCTTAAATTATACGCAGTTTCGGGGGAGAAATAGTTTGTAACATAAGTAAAGGCCTCGTTTCTTTCCGGTACCGTGTTCTTTAAATAGGTATGAGGATATGTAATACCGTTTCCTATGTAGAAATATGGATCTTCTTCAGCGCTTTCAAATGTCTGGTCAATTTTAGAAAGGCAGATAATGAAAATATTATCATCATACCGCCAATCTGTAGTTGGAGTAGTTTTAAATTGCTGTCTCCTGGTATACTCAATCGCGTACCCTCCTGCAATAAATGGGGAAATCTTGCTTAACTTATTTGATCCGGTGGTTATGGGGATGGTATACTGGTGCTTGGTATTTATCTCATCAATACCGTTTATCTCTTCAATTTGCCACTCTGTATAACCGACTTCAAAGTTATTATAAATGTCTTTTGTTGAAATGCTCGTTTTGATGTCCGAAACATTTGCAAACTGCATTACAGACTCATAATTATAGAAATATTCCTTAGGCTCTATTCTCATGTACTGCTTTTCTCCGTCTGATTCAATTCTAAACCCGATAGAGAATTGAGCGTCCAAATCATCAAATAATTCCTTAAATGAAAATGATGTAGTGGCAAAATTCCCATCAACATCTATTATTCTTCTTAATGCCTTGCCAGAAAGCCGTACCTGTGAACAACCGCACCCGTCCGAAGCGTAAGCTTGAGGTGAGCTATTAGTTCTTCCGAAGAAATCAGAACGTATAGCATCGGTTGTGTCAGAAATAGACTCCACCACCCTATTAAGGGCTTCATAAATCATATACGCGGGGGCGCTGGATGAAGCATAAACAGATTTAGAGCTAATCTTTAGTGTTGCCACTGTAATTAACTGGCGAATCGTTGCCGATCTGCTAGGCGTAGAGTTAAACATTGAACTGAAAAGGTAAACGTTCTCATTCGTGTTCAGTGTCAGGGTTACGGTTCCAGTATTTGAATATGGTATAGTTATAGTGCCGCCTGTGTCATTGTGAAAACTTGCTGGGCGAATGGTTGTTATTGCGCCACCCGCAATCCCGCCCATAGAATTTACAAACTGAATTCCGTACTCAAACTGTCTGGCCCCTCCAGTGGATTCAAATAATGTGCCTCTTAAATCATAATCAAATGTATAATCCCCCGCTATTGGCGCTTGAAATATTTTATATCCCCCGTAAGGAAGAGAAGCGTTTAAATCGAAAATAATTGGAACCTCTTCTATTGTTTCGTATTCATCGGAAAGAACCTGTAAGGGGAAGTAGAGTCCATTAAACCCTTCGTCATTTACTCCTACTTCTTCGTAATCTGCAAGGGCTTCGTTCAGCCCAAGACGGCCGGTTAAAAGAATATTCTTAGAATGTAAAGGAAGCATAACCGGATCTAACGGAGTTAAAGCCTCGCCTTCAATTGATTCTTCAGCTTGTAAATCAATAATCGTTTCAATCCTGTTTAAAATCTTTCTAGAAAAGCTGGATTCCTCTATTTTTACGCTGACTTCGTTATTGATTTCAGAGTATGTCATCATGTTGATAGCTCCAAAATAGGTATCTATCAATACCCCATTACAGTAGTACTCATACTTAAAATCTAATAACGCATCAAACAGATAGATAGCAAATTTAGCCTGTAAGTAAGCCGCTCCTGCATCAACAAATGTTAACGTATCGGAATAGCTATTTTCAAGCCCCGTATAAGCATCAGACCTTTGGATAGTGAATGTTACTGCATCCCATCCGTCCGGTTCGTCTATTTCCGTGTAATCGGTTTCTGTTTTGGGATCTCTTAAATAGAATCTGTAATCCATTAGTTCCTAAAGTAGTTATTTACAAATTCATTCTCTGAGTTCCCTGAAACCATCATTGTTCTTATTCCTCTCTTGTCCACGGTAACATGTGCCATAGGTTTATTCTGAAGCATATTTTTAATAGCTTTCAATTCTCCTACAATGTCTTGCCCGTGGTTATTTTCTGCTTCCTGCTTAATCCCTGAGTAGTTCATTTGTTTGAAAATATTAGGATCTAACGTCCCATCTATAATCCCAGCCACCAAAGGAGCGTATTTTTTATTCTGAGCCACAGGAATAACGGCTTCTTCTGGTTGTAACAGAGCAAGAATGGTATCTTCTCCTGTCTGATGGCCTGGAACAGATTTAGTCCCTTTCTTATACTTAGGAATAGGTTTCGAAGCCACCACACCCGCCTGAATCGCTCCCTGAGCAAGCGCAAAGGCTGAGAATGGAAGACCAAACGTTTGAGGGCTAATAGAAATAGCCTTAGCCACTGCTTGGGCGGTATTTATAGCAATATTGAATAATGCCGCCGCCTTGTCCGCTTTTGCCTGCCTAGTTTTTATATCGGCCTCCTGTTTTGCGTACCTTGAGTTAATGACTGCTTGAGCTTGTTTATTATCTCCGACTGCAGCAAGTTCTTTTTTCTGGTTGATCTGTAACTGTGTTAAATCCCCCTGCAGACTATTCTGATAAATTTGAGACAGCCCGTTAATAAAGGAAACTCCAAGATTAAATTGTTCCTGGCGAATGGCTTTTTTCCTGTCTTCAGCTTCTTTGGTGTTTTTCACATCCAAATCAAGTAAAGCCTTTTTCTGTGCCTGAATTTCTAGCTCTAAATCAATAGTTTCCTTTCCTGCGTTCTGAGCAAGTAGTTTTTTCTCTTCTAAGGATCCAATAGTAGCTTCAATTTCCGCGCGCTGTCCGGCTTCTTCTGCTAGTCCAGCATCTCTAATCCTTAGTATGGTATTTTTTAGCCTGAAATCATTATCTTCTACTGTTTTGTCAAAGTTTGCCTGTTGTCCTTTTTCATAATCAGCGTTAAATTTGGTCTGATCTGCTAAACGTTGATGAAGTTCTTTTTCTAAAATATCAGTATATTCCGATTCAAGTTCCTGGCCTTTTAACTTAACAGATTCAAATTCTAATCCTACTGCTTTGCCGTATCTTTGATATAAACCTATTCTCCGATCATTGTAGTATTGAGAAATCATGTTAATTTCTCCTTCTGTCTGATCGGCTAATTTAGCCCTTCTAATGGCTATTTGTTCTTCTAATGAAAGGGATGAAAGTCTACGCTTAAACTCCTTTTCAGCATTCTTAGCGGCCTCTTCTGCAGCTTTTGCCGCCTCTATCCCGCGCGCCTTTTCCGCTTCCGTTTCTTTTTTGATTGCAAGGGTTAAATTGTCAATAACCATCTGCTGGCCTCTTGCAACCCCTTGGTACTGTATGAATTCTTTAGTGCCAAAGATGTATTCTTCAGCTAGTTCCTCATTAGCTTTTTTGGAAGCCTGCAAAGCAATAATTTCATTTTCGTAAATCTTAATCAGATTCAATCGTTTGCCGGCCGCCTGAGCCGCTGCTAGATCTTGATCTATGTATCCTTGAACTAGTTCAGACGTGGCTTTTGCCTGTGCGTTTACCTGCTTTTCGTATAGCTGATCTTCTGTTAAAAGAGCCGTTTCTAATCCCCCCACTAAATCATTTAAAAGCGAAATAGCCTTACTTAAAACGCCTGAATTGCCCGAACCTATCGTATTTAAAAGTGAATCGTATGAGTCTCCAAGGTTGGAAACCTTACCTTCCAGTGTTTCAGAAATAGCAGCCATCGCGCCTGTTACTCCTTCGGCTTCCCCTAATGAAAGAACGTAGTCGCGGATAGCCTGAGACGTAAATTTAGTTTGGGTTTCTACTCCCTTAAAGGTGAATGTTACGTTATCCCCTTCTTTTTTGGCTCTAATACCAAATTCTTTTAATCGCTCAAATTCTCCCGTCTGAGCATCTATAATACCCTCAGTAAGTTGATCGAAAGATTTACCTGTGCTGGATGCTAAGTCTCCTAATTTGGTTAGTTCTGCACGTGTAGGAATGAAACCCTGGTTGGCCAGCTTAACAAATGATTCCGTAAGTTCAGCAACCCCGAAAGGCGTAGTGCTTGCAAAGTCTTTTATTAGGGAAAGAGAAGCCTGAGCTGCAGACTTAGATCCGAGCGTGTTTGTGAGGACTGCTTCAAGTCGCTGGAATTGACCTGTAACAGCTATGATTTCTTTAGTAAATGAAATAACCTGAGAAACAGCAAAAGCGGCCACAATTGCCCCGCCAACCTTTTGTATTCCTTTGCCAAACGCATCAGAGGATTTAGAAGTTTTGTTTATTGCATCTTCTGACTTCTTGGACTCGCTTTGTATTGTGGAATTGGTTTTTTTGGCCTCTGAATCTACCTTACGAAAATTATCTATTAACGCCTTTTCCTCAGCATTAAGATTGTTAAGGGATTTATCAGCCTTATCTAAATCGGTAGTGTCTACTACATATTTAATCCTTATATTCTGAACGTCTGCCATGATCGCAAGTCATTAAAATTATATTTGCGATGCCGAAGCCAGTTATTTTGATTTTTTCCATACCTCAATATAGAGATTATAATCCAGAATACTTAAAGCGCGGAGGCTGATAAGTGTAATGCCTCCATATCCTCTATTTGCGACTGCAGCGTTAAAATCAAATCGCTGTTTTCTGAGCTTTTCTGTTGAATAGACAAATGATATTTTAGGGTCGACAACTCTTTTAGACTTAACCCTTGGATATAAGCCTTCAAATCTTGTCTGGATATATTGAGTTGTGGCAATGATTCCCGTATACGACTTTGCAAAAAAAAAGCAAGCGCCTCCTTATCCTTTTTCCATTCGCTTATTTTCTTTTCTGCTGTTTCCTCGTCAAAGGTGTAAGGATTTTCGTCTTTAGAGAAATACCAGACTGCAGCAAGATTATACAGAAGGTTCACGTTAAACACATAACCTCTCAAGTCTCTAAGGTTCTTATTCAGGATAGAAGCATTAACCAAGTCCCCCTTTTTAAGATATTCATCCATCAAATCCTGAAACACATTCAAATGAGATCCGGTGCAACGTTGTTCGATCTCGTTTAAGCGATCCTGTGCAGCCATATAGCGCTCATAGTACATTTGATGCCCTGCAGTGAATTCATGGTACTCAATACCGCCAGAAACGAACGCAAGGTTAGTTTCCTTATCAGGCTTAACCCTCCAATCCTTTTGAATTGTCTTTACCATCTTGCGACGATTGAGCCAGTATTTGAGTTTTTTAAACATCGGCACTATAAATTAAGATGCCAAATACTTTAACCTCTGTAATCACAGGCTTATCTTGCAATCCAAATCTGCCGTACTTAACTTTTATCATAACTTTTCTAATATTTTAATCCAAATGAAATTTAAGCCTATTCCTAAGAATAGTGCAAGTAATTGAAGTGTTTTACCGTGAAATTCGCTACTCATTGTTAAAATATACAGGAATAATACAATAAATATCCATGCCCCATTGCAATAAATGCACAGTCCGGCAGGTTTAAGCCAGAACCTTTTCCATCTGTCTTTCTGTCTCCAATTCTTTAACCATAGATACTGAAGACAAAGTCCGTAACGCCCGAATATCATCGTTGGTTCCAAGCACTTCTGAAAGAATAGGCTTAAGGACGCTGTTCCAAGGCAAAGGAGTATTAAGCTGCATAAGCTCATGACTCTCAGATGAATTTCCACATTTTCCACATCTTCTGTTTTTCATAGTGTTAAATTTATATTGCGAAACTAAAATCAAATGAAGCATCGAACTCCGCGAAGCTATCACATCCGGTAAGATCAATTGTAAACGATGTTCCTGCGAGTGTTGTTGCGATAGCCTGCAGAATCATTGAGTTATACTTTTTATCACAGCTAACTTCCAATAAAGTGCCATCAATATAAATAAGCATCCCAAATTGACCCGCAAACCTGTTTAAAAGACTGTAGTGAAGCTCTCCGAACTCTAACGAAAGAGTAATATCCCCCGTTGTTGTCCCGGTAAAAATGTACTGTCTTTTGAACTTATCAAACAGCATTACTTTATAATCTCCTATTTTGCCTGTCTTAATAACAAGCGATTCAAGGCACTCAGGAATGTATTTACAGATTGACACGTATTTGCTGCAGTTCATAATTCAAAGTTAACCTATATTTGTTCAAAGTCAATGGTTTTAAAAAATTCCTGATGCTCTGAATTAGCATGATAGCGAATTGGATCTAACCAGTGAGATAAAGCAGGGTTGTCTTTCTTCCATTTATCTAAAGATCCGTTTTCGTCAACTATAGCGCTTTCAATATCCTTTATCAAATCTTCGCATTGTTCGTGTATTATAACCGTTCCGAAGTCAAACAAGGCGTTACATTGAATTCTAGAACGCTTGTGTGATGGATTGGCCTTTGGTACGTTAAACTGGCTCCACGATATGCCTAAACACTGTTTAATGATCTCGTAAGAGGTGGAATTGTCCGTTAAATTACGTGAATGATGTCCGGAAGCATCCCCATTGATTTGAAAGAATGCTTCTGGATAGTCATTTTTGATCTGAGCGCAAACGTAAGGAAGAACAATACCTTTTGCCCCGTAGGACTTTAAAACCACAAAACCATTCTCTAATAATTGAACAGCATGACAAACAGGGTCGTAATTTAAATCCCAAGCTAAGAATAAGTCATAATCTTCATCGTATTCAGGCGTTCCGACGTGTTTTAATCTATCAAAATTACGAATGAATAGCTTATCAGTGTCCTCAACACCCCAATCGCCCAACGCCCAAACTTTATAAAGAGCCTCGCCCGATTTTCCCCTGGATTTTATCTTAAGAAGCTTTTGATTTAATGCCTCACGGTCAATCAGATAGTTTTGCCAGAATGTGGACTTAATAAGCACACAATTAGGTCTTGTTGCAAATGAATCGCTTTCAGCCTTAAGCCAGTGTGAAATACTTTGAGGGTTCCAATCCAAAATCATGGATATTTCCACACCTAAATTACCTCGAATGGTCGTGTCTATATAGTCGTAATCATCTAAGGAGAACTGATTAGCTTCATTCATCCATGCGATATTAGCCCCCTCAATAGACTTAGCATTCTCAGCCTTATCCATGCCTAAGCCTCTAAACCAGTTGCCTGTGTGCTTGTTTATGATCTGAAAGTGGTCTTTTTTGATTATAAAGTCATCTTTGAAGTCTTTATTGATAATATCGCAAAGAATCTTGAAAGTAGAGCCTTCAATCTTATTGTACTCCTTTCTTGCATGAACAACATTAAACTGCTTAGGTAAAAATGAATGCCTGATTAGCTTTCTTCCTATTTGGTGAGTTTTACCGGACTGTCTGGTTCCGTAATGCCCTTCAATCTCATATATTTTCTCAATATGAGGCCAGTACCATTTTAGCCACCACTTTATATCAAAATTTATTTTCCTCATTCACCTTCGGGCGGTTCCGTTCCGGTTACTGTGGTTTCTACACCTGTAATTGTAATATCCTGCTGAATTTTCTCACCGTATTTCTTAGGCAATAACTTAGAAGAAATCCATTTTCTGGTCTCAATTCTCAATTTACTACGGCTGGTTACCTCTTTATTCTCCATTTCATAAGACTGATCCCCTTTAACAATCGTCATTAGGTCATTAGAGCCGTCGTCAGCGATCTCTAGCATCTCATCGGCTATGTTTTCCGCTTGCATCTCTTTCGCGCGCGTGTAAAGGTCAAGAAATGCCTTGTTTGTGGCTAACCAATTGAATATTGTTGCGTGTGAAGGAAAATCTTCATGCAATTTACACAATGATTTTAACCCTAGCGTTGTTACTGATATTTCAGAACAAATCTTTAGGGCTAATTCCTCTGTAAAGTCTGTTGGCCTTCCTGCCATGTTATCTTGAATGGTTAAACGGGTTGAAAATGTGGTGTTTGCCGTCTGGCTTACCTTCTTTTGCCCCAAGGAATGATTCTACTGTTAAGTGATTAACCGGTTCAGTAAACAATGGGTAATCGATTCCGTGCGAAAATACGTGATCTGTACCTTCTTTTATCATATAATAGTCTACTATAACACCAGTTACTGGATCTTTCACTGTTCCCCTCTTACCGAAACGTAGGTAATCGCACATTTCGGCTATATTATCATTGGCTTCTTTGGCTCTCTGATTGATAAAATTTTGCAAATCTTTCTTTGCTTCCTCTATCGGATCAACTTTAAATATTATTTCCGTACAGTTTACAATATTGTAGTTTACCATCCTTATTTCTGTTCAAAGTGTATGCATCCGAAGTTTTCACCGACCTTAATATTTTCTTCATCAATGACTTTAGAGTGAACTAATATTCGATCCATAGTGCCATTACTGTGATACCCAACTTTTTTGCATATCCCAAACTGATATTTTTCGCTTGGTCGGTAATTCTTGCAGTTCTTACAGGTGTTATCCATAATGCTAATTTACAAAGTTTTGCCCGTTATTTCCACTTTTGATCAATTTCTTTACTTAGATCGGATATTCCTTTCAAATATTCATCTCTGATTTCACCGGAATTAGGGCCATAGGTAACAAAGAAGTTAATATTATATGATGCGTTTTCTCTGATAGCATTCTTCCAATTTAATGAAAAAGCTATTCTGAATGCATTAATTAATTGTATAAAGTTTATTACCTTAATCATCTTATCAAATATTTAAACGTGTGTCTTTTATTCCAAACAATCAATTCTTCGCCCTTAATGTAGGGAAATGTTATACGTGAGTCAAAATACATCCTTAGGTCGTTGTGAAAGGTTTTATAGCCTTTATTCTGGACGTTGCACCAGTGCTTTCCTCTCATGTAGATACGGGCCTGGACTACTTTTGTTATGGTGTCCACTCTTATCCATACCTCACGGGATTCTATTTCATATCCTTTGAGAGTTTTGGTGTAGGTTTGCGCCTGTCCCACCATTGGAAGAATCAGGATAAATAAGGATATAATGGTTTTCATGGCTTAGAATATTTTTCTCTTATATTATCAGTCAGTTCTTTCATTTCACGCCTGTATTCATCCGAAACCTCTTCATTATGATCTCCTTTAAAGACGAATACATCAATATTGATAGATATATCCTCACAGGTATAAACCAAATGAACATTTTTGTAGAATGATCTTTGCATGCCGATAAAAAATATCAGACTGCATTTTATTTTATAGTAAAACTCTTTCATTTTGTTCTATTCTCTTACTTCAGTGATTGAAACAGGGGCTTCAGGCAATGCCATCCAGTGGGTTACTTCCTCGCATTCGTCCAGCGATTCATTGTGAGGATTGTATGCCCAAAACTCTCCTCTTTGGTATAAGGCTGTGAATTGTCGATCTCCTAATCCGTACATTAATACTCTCTGGTTTTCTTCCGGCATCCTGTCCTTTATTGAAATCCATAGGTTCGTAGTTATTAAAAGAGGGATAAGTGCATACCCTTTTTCAATGAAACCTTGAAATTCAAATGCTTTGAATAAGGCATCGTAATTTATACTTGTTGTGTTGAATAGTATCTTTCCTTGCGGCTCCTTCACCGCCCACGCCTTTACTTCTGCTTTAGTAGTCATACTTTTTCAATGTTAGATATTTTAAAATTAGATACATCAGCCCCTTGCTTTATTATTTGCGTATAAAACAAATTAACAACATGTTTTTCATCAGTTGCTTTACACACATATTCTGTTTTTGTCATTTCTCCATCAAAACGATAAAAAGAAACATTATATTCTGTCATTGTTCTATAGTAGGTTGAGGTGAAACACGGGCTTTTAACATTGCATCGGCTACTTCATAGGCATGTTTTGCCGATCTGTCTAATTGTGTAAGATCGTAAACGTAAGCAGGGCCGAACAATTGGTTAATCGCTTTAGCTGCGAAGTAGTCTCTTAATGTAAGTCCGTCTTCAGTTTCTAAACTTTCTTTTGTAGCTCCGATCGGTCTTGTTGTCGGGAATGCTGGAATTTGTTTTGTTTCTTCGCTCATGGCTTTTGATGGTTAAAAAGTGCTTTATAATCAGTAAATAATTTATGAGAAGTACGTCCTGCAATAACCTCGTTTGCGATCCAGTGGGCGTATGATTTAGCTTCCTGATCGGCATAAAGTTGCATGGCCTCCTGAATGTAAGGCTTAAATTCGTCTGCCAGATGGTAAGGCATTATATCACACATCTTTTTTATTATCTCTTCCGGTGTCATTGCTTATAAGGGTTATTTATATGGAATAAGTTTTTTGCAGTTTTGACAATATCTACCATAATACATTGGTATGCTTTTTTTATGCCTACAAAAAATATTCTGAATCCAGTTTATTAATCTGTTCATGTGTTTACTGTTCAATAAGTGTTACAACTCCCATTTTAAACATACGGGATTATTTAGTGTTTGCTGAGTTTCAAACCTCTCAGATGCAGGATTTGTGCATGAATGCCTTTTTAGCTTTCCTGTACTATAGGCTTTCAGAAACTTGCAGTCCTTACACTTTGCCGGACGTGTCCATTCAATTACTGTCATTGCTCAATAAGGGTAACATAATACTCTGCTTTCTTCATTTTAGGGTCGAGGCGGTACTGATCTTTTACGTATAGGAAATCGTAATAGTCAAATTCGTTTTCTATTAAATAGTGTTTTCCCTTAATATACACTTCTTGCGAATTTGGAACTGCCACTGTTTTATAATGTAACCGAAATAAAGCCTGCTTTAATGGACTATAGTACTTACTATCGAAGTCTTCCGGCCTTAGGTATATGTGTAAAACATCGCCCTTCATACTCTTACTGGTTTAAGACATCCGCAATGTATACATTTCATCCATTGACTGTCAATAAGACGATAACTATGTCTGCATAATAAATCGTCTTTCAGGTATATGGTTAGTATGTCGCCTTTCATGATCTGTTCGGTTTTTGTTTTTTCTTACGCTTCTTTTTCTTCTGAGTATATGGATTAATTCCTTTTCGGTCTATCTTCTGGCAGGACTCGAAATATTCATCCTTTTCATGGCCTGTAAGCTCCCAATCTATTTCACCATTAGGAAGTAAAGGATAGCCATTTTCGTTTCGCTCTACCGCCTTAGAATCAATAATAGTTTTATTAAATTCTGTCATGGTTTAGGTGTTATGTTAGTAGTGGAGAGTTTAAAGCTTTTTATCTGTATATTCTAACTCGAAAAGGAATTTTTGATTTTCATAATCCACACACTTTACCTGTAATACTTTCACTGGAAGATCTCTGTATGTTGGATTTTCTTTTAATAAATTACCAACAGGCACATTCATTTCTTTTGTGAAGAAACTGTTTTGACTAGTCTTTTTCATTGGATAGTTTGTTTAATTCCTCTTTGAATGCCTCGATAAATGCTACTAAATGTTTTTCAGCTACCTCAGGTTGAAATCTTTCAAATAAAAACTTCTCTGCCATTTTTTCAACGTCGCTTACCTTTACCATCCGATTATCCCGAAGGTGAGCTTCACACGCTTCACGGGTGGAGGCTGTATCAACTCCTTTTACCGGATTGTAATAATTGAGTGCTATTGCTTTAACCGGATTTCCCCGATCTGTACATTGGAAATATTCATCACCTTCCCATACCGGAATATTGTCAATAGATGTAAAGAAGATGGGAGAACAATGGTTTATTATGCGTGCTAATTCCGTTGGATCAAAAACGCCATTTAACAACTCCTTTCTTTTATCAATGGATTGTAGTATTGTATACAGTTCTTTTTTCTCTTCGGTACTTAGTTCTTGCTTTTCCATGATGGGAGGCGTAGATGTTTGAATGGTTTCTGGTTGTTTGCACAATGTATCCTGAACCATGTTTGTGGTTTCCGGCTTCTTCAGCACCCATCTATCGAACTGTTCGTCTGTCAAATAATAAGTTATATGAGTTATTTTCTTTTCATAAACCTGCCCATTGAATTTTATAAAACTACCAACGATTTCATTATATGGATTATTTTCAGGATATTTTTCAGTGAAATATTTATCCAGCTTAACTTTATTGTATTCTGTTACTTCAATAGCCCATCTTTCTGGTAGTGATTCCAACTCATGAACTTTTTGCACAGGTTGGACTTCCGGCTTGTCTTGGTCTACTATCTTAGCCCATGTGCCTGAAACATATACTTTAATACCACAGAACCAACCCATATTTAAGTGGCTACTATATTCAAAACGGCCTCCCCCTAAAATTTCTCCGGTTTCAATTTGCACTCCTTTCTTATACCCTTTCGACAAGGCTACGGCAGACAGTACTCTTTCTATTTGGACGGGGGTGGCTGTTATCTTTGTATCTTTTCTATGTGAGCGAGGACAACAAACCTCTCCTGAATCGAACAATTGATATATCTCTGACCGATCTAACCTAAATAACACATCGGAGATGTCAAGTCTTTCAAACATCCACTGCTTAGGATTGCCCTCTTTGAACTCCTGCGAGCTTTCCTGAATGGCTTCTGAAGGAGGGGAGACAATGGAACAGTCGGATTTTAGGATACCTTTAGCATCAAATGTGCAACGATACCAATCAGGTGCTCCATACCAATCAATTACGTTAAACTCCTGTCCGATTTTATTTGAATACCAGAAAGTATCTTTGTCCGATTTTTCTATTTTGACTCTCATAATGCTTTTTGTTTGTTCTCCCCCTACTTAATTAAATTGCCGTGCTTAATCACAAAATATAATTTGCCTTCTTCTGCGCCCCAAGCCGGATTTCCTTCTCTGATCTCAACACCTGCGTGTTCGTACTTCAGGATTCTATCGGAGTCCGTTGATTTGGGATAGCCTAATGTCATGGTGTTTGTGGTAAAAGTTTTAAAAGCAAAGTGATCCGCATAATATTGGTTTACCTGTTTTCCGTTAACATATTTCACGAACTCCGAAAAGGTCATATCTTCTCTACACAAGTATATCAGCCTATTACACCAGTATTCATTCAGCTCTCTATAGTCCTCAGTCTTTACACCGGACTTTGTAAGCTCAAACCACTGCATTTTTAATGATAATTGAAGGTTCATAATCTATTTCTTTTTTACTGCTACACTTGTAGGAGAGGTGATGTGAAATACTATTTTGTCCGCTACAAAGCACCCTGAGGTTATTCTTATCAAAAACGAGTCGGAAATAGATTTGTCCTTGCCTAATTTTTCGAATGCATTTGCACGCTGATCCTTATTCAGCTGCGAGTACTTTACCGGTGGATTGTTAGCGTATGTTTTCATTCACAATACCTCCAATATTTAGGTTCATCACAAATTAATCCGGTATCGCATCCGTTTTCTCCATCCGTTGCAAAGCCCTCTCCAAAGTAACCGTGACCACCTGCTATTCCAGCCATCATGCACGTTCTTCTATCAGTATAATCCATAGTTCCTTCTGATGTTATACCATCTTCAGAATACTCTACATTGATTCCAATCGAAGGTTTTTTGTCAGCGGTTAATATCCAATCCATGACTTTTATTTTAATTGTTAACACTTATTTACAGTAGATAAAATATTGGAAGGCGATACTGGGCGGTAAGAAACTAATCCTTGACAGAATTAATAAAATCCTGATACCATTTGTTTGCATCATTACACCTTTTAACATCTTCCAGATGCTTTTCAGTGTTGTATTTCAAATCTTTTCGTGCCTTAGCGATCTTTTCTGCTCTGATTTTATCGGCAGAAAGAGAGGATAATTTTTTATCTATCTCAGCTATTGCATCTTGATGATAATTGAACCCTAGTTCCGACTTTATTGTGATTTCAATCTGGTTGACCATAAATTCAGCAATCCCTACATGCTCAGGAGTAACTGGACTATATCCTTTAGCCTTTACAAGAAACTGGTTTAGTTTTTCTACTGATGCATTCTCCTTTTCGATAGCCTTTGTATGGTATTCTTTGCTTTTCAAAAGCTCTTTCTTTTCAGCTTTTACAATTTGAGCATCGGTGCTTTTGCCGATCAAATCAATATATTTATTTGCCTTATTAATTTCATCTAAATAATAAGAAGATGGTTCGGAAGGCTTATATTCAGAAGTCATTGATTCGTCCCGAAGGTGCATTGTAGCCCCGAAAGCTCTTGTGCATAGTTTTGCAAACTCTTGGAATGTGTCAATTTCACCATCTATTATTCCTGCTGTATAACCTGTGGGCATATAATTATTTTTTAAGTGTACCGGAGAACAACCGCTCCGGCTCGGTCACGCTTACTTCTGAACCTTTTTTGTTTGTCTACCTCTCCGCCTATTACGCAGGAGAAAATTACTGATTAGCTTCTGCAAAAGCCCACGCAAAGCCCATAGGCGTAACACTTCTTAATTCTTTTACTTTTTCGCTTTTGCCTCCCATATATTTCCAGCCTGGATTTTCCTTTTCAATTGGATCTATGCGTTTTTTTTCTGGAATGTTGAATTTTCCCCATAACCACGTAGCCTTATTGTATCTGCTTTTCTCTGGATCTGGATCGTAACCGGCAAAATCGCAAGGGTTAAACTTTAATCTTGGTTTTCCCATCCAAGGGTTAAGAGTATGAATACGGCTCATAGGGTTCTCTATTTGCCAGAAAGTTAAAATGCCCAGCCTATCAAAGAAGTCAATTATTTCTTTTGACTTAGCAACCAGTATCTGACTTTGTGCCGTTCTTCCGTCTTGGTCTTTTGCTTTAAAATGCCTTGCGCCTGAGAGAGCATAATCAGTGCATGGAATCATTAGAATCAGTCCCACTTCTGGGAATACATCACTAGAGCCTATCCGGCTTCTGAAGTCTGCTTCATAATCCCAATTTAATACGTCTATACCGTTCTTAATGTCAATCTTAACGACTGTCCAGCCCATTGCTTCGAAAGGACGTGAAGAGTTACCTGAATGATCAAAAATGCTGTATAATATCTTTTTTACCATAGTCGTACTTTAAGTGGTTGCTACACCCGTATAGATTAATTATTTGAGTTGTACCATTTGATGAACTGAACTGCAATATTATATCTAGCCTCTTTTTCAGTAATTGGAGTGCCGTATTCTACATTGCATATCAATTCTTCAAATCCTGATAGGTATTCGTGAATCTCAATAGTCCACGGAGTAGTTGAAACGGCATATCCTAAAGAGTTCATTCTTTCAAATACAGGCATTAGCCAATCCCATGAGGAATGAAACTTTAGCTTACTAGGAGATGTGCTAGGCAAACTATCAAATATATAATGTTCATAAACTACCCATGATTCTTTAATAAGCTTCCCGCCCATGAATCCAGCGATCAATTTATTCCCTTCTGTTATCTCTTCAATTGTCATATTATTTTAGGTTACTCCGTATAGGGGGATTGAGTTAAACTGATTACAAAATTTTTAATTCTATTTTTACATCTAAATAGAATTTGTAAGTGCTAATGGAGGCAGAATCGTTAGATAGTGCTAACGACAATATTTCATCGCAAACAATTATCGCCTTTCTTTTAAGATCATTTCTAGCATACTCTGAGCAGTTATCCCATTCAGATTCAGATATGGGCGCATTGTTCATTTTTTCTAGCAATTGTTTTGCCTTTTTCTTTGTTGTCATAAAACTGATGCGTCAGAATAGAAATATGAGGAACGAATTAGCGCACTGTGCATACTATCATGTATGTCACTGGCTACCATAATGTCTTCCAATACGGAGTAATCTAAATGCCTCTCTAATCCACCTTTTACCCACTGATTATTTATAGCCTCGATCATTAATGGGAGTGTATAATCAAACTGCTCTTTTATCCTAGCATGAGACCCATCTTGACCTACAGATATTACCTTTTCTCCTGATTCATTAATAATATGGTTCATGTTCGTATTGTTTAGAGTTGTTTTCCTTATTGCTATGATGTAAAGGTAATAGAATACTTTTTAATTGCAAACTATTTTGCAATATATTTTAATAATTCTTTTTCAATAGCCTCTAAAACACTGAAATTCAATAGATTTAAATTCATTACGTGCCTGAATTTAATAGGCTCAATTGTCGGGAATTGTTTTGTATAAGAGAAAATTCGAAGCCTTGCGTACTCTTTCCTGATCTTTCCAACCCTTTTTTGGAAATCCTTCTTTTCTTCTATGGTGTATGTTTTCGGCATAGTTATATATTTTTACAAGTATACCAAAAATAACTATAATTTGCAAGATAAAAATAAGGGAGAGCCGGTATGGTAGCCGGTAAATCTCTCCCATTCACGTATACTTCCTTAGTTCAACCCTCATTGAATCCGGTTTATCACACGTGAATACTGCGCCTTGAGAAGAACATCTAATATTTTTCGGACAGTTAGAGTTTAGGCGCAATGCTTTTAAGTATGTTTTTTATGTCTTTTTGTAACGCTCCGAAATTAAGGGCGGTGTATCTTAATATAATCCACCCATCCATAGACGCTATATTATATTTTTCACAATCGTTTGAATATCCTATTATACCAGTGTGCCTACTTTTGGCTGATATTATACCCTCATATTCAACTATCGCTTTAAATGGGCTTAAAATAGCGAAATCTGCCCTGAAACGTCTGCTTTCACAGAATTTATATTCAGGCTCCCACAATACCCCCGATTGCTTTAACATTTCACGGATAGCAATTTTGTTTAAATCCCCTCTCATAATCTATTCAGGCTATACCCCATCTTTTTAGCCCATAGTGGCTTTAATTCTATTTCACCATGGCAATACTCGCAGACAGCAAGAAAGTATCTTATATCCGTTAATAATGAACCTATGCGCCCTTTTCGATGGTGTATCTGATTTGCAGGATGCATGCAGCCCTTCACTTCGCATACTCGATGCTCTTCCAAATACTCCAATCGCAACTTTCGGTATTCTTCATTCTGAATCATACGTTTTGAAGAAAACTTTTTGATTGCTTTAGGCTTTTTCTTTATAGCTGTACGCTTTAAAGGTTTTGAAACTTTTGGCTCTCTATTGTTTCGGGTAGAATCTTCTTTTGAATATGCTGGCATAATCAATTTAACGAAGGGTAGTTTTTAAGTATAAATTCCATCTCGATCCGGTCAACTTTACTTTTGAATTGTGGATAAATTCTCATTTCCTGAATCACTTTTACTTCTGCATGAATAAGCGATGAATGATGACGGTTGAATAATTCAGCCTTCTTTATAAGCGTTCCGGCATCGTGATTGTGTAGGATGTAAATAGCAATGAACCTGGGAACTTTGTATTTTGCGTACCTGTGTACGGATAGTATTTGCTCTTTGGTTACTTCAGGATATTCTTTTTGAATGCACCCGATAATTAGGTCTAGTTTTTCTTCCATTAGTTTAAATTTAATAGGCTTTCAATTTGTTTTTCCAGTACCGATATCCTTTCCTCCAGTAAAACCATTTTTCTGGGGGTTAATAGATTTGGGGCTACTTTGCTTTTTCTCTTTATTTTAAAAACAAACTTTTCAGGCTCCTTTTCCTTTAACTTGTCTCCTATTTCAGCTTCAATCTCATCAAACAACTTAGCAAAAGCCTTTTCTGTATGCTTTAAATCTTCTAAAGTTTGAAGTGCATTTACCACTGTTGAATGATCTCTTCCAAATTCTTTCCCTATTTTAGTATATGTTAGGCCTTGTTTTTTAAGAAAGTACATTACGATAAATCTAGGATAAGCCGCTTTCCACCTATCACGAGAATTACTAATAACAACATCTCTTTCCAATTGGCACATCCAATGTTTTTGTATGGATTGTAATATAATATCTATCATAATTAAAATTTATCTTCCGGTTCTTCTTTTTTTGAAAAGAAATTGTTATGATTTTGACTATCAAAAGTTTCTATAACTTTAACTGGTTCTGAATAATTTATATCCTCAATTTTGTTGAATGCGATCTGACAGAAATTGTGAATATCCCCTACAGCACCGCCCCTGTTCTTTGCAACAATATTTATCATTAAGTTTTTTGTGCTATCACCGTTTGGCATTTGTTCAATTCCGTAATATTCAGGCCTTAAAGGGAAAATTACAATATCTGCATCCTGTTCAATGCTTCCGGATTCTCTTAAATCTGACAACTGAGGCCTTTTGTCGGATCTCTTTTCTACTTCCCTGGAAAGCTGAGCTATTAGAATGATTGGAATGTCCAGCTCTTTTGCCAATGCTTTTAATCCGCTGGTTAAAATACCCAAATCCCTGTCCCGTGTACCACTGGATTTTCCGGTATCAATCAACTGTAAATAATCAATTACGATCATATCTAATCCTTTTAACGCCTTGAGTGAATAAGCAGATGAACGTATTTCAGTCAATTTAATACTGGAAGCCTCTACAATTTCAATATAATCATTGCATATACGCCCGATGCTATTTCCCATCCTTGCCAGTTCTTCTTTTGTAATTCTACCATCAATCGCACGGGAATAGGAAACTCCCGATTCACTAGAAATTAACCTTTGACCTAATTGAGAATTGCTCATTTCAAGAGAAAAGTACATGCACCTCTTTTGCTGAAGCATTACATTTTTCATCAATGCAAGAGCCAAAGCGGACTTACCCATTGCAGGGCGTGCAGCAATAACAATTAAGTTATTACCTTTCAGTCCGCCAATCTTTTTATCCCAGTCTCCCCATCCGGTTGAAATTCCAGCGAATCCGCCATTATTCATTGCAGTTTGTGTTTCGTCCAAACATTTTTTAAGGATTTCCACCATTGTTTTGGCCTTATTCCGGTTCAGCTCAGCGGATATTTTAGAAAGCTGTTTCTGGTTTTCCTCAAGTAGTTCAAAAACATCTTTCGTTTCATCCAATGCGTTATGATAATTAATTAATGCGGAATCAATAAGCGTTCTCCTTATCCATAATTCTTTAAGAATTAAAATGTGGTGTTCAATTTTTTCATTCAAAACACCTGAATAGGATAAATCTGTAATGAACTGAAGCCCTCCGACAGAGTCAACAAGTCCGCTTTTCTTTAGCTGAACGAATAAAAGTTTCGTTGAAATTGGAAGCCCTTGATCGAAAACAGCCTTTAAATTATCATAAATTATTCTATTGGCATTAACAAAGAAAATTTCAGATGTTTTTATTAGCCCAAAAGAAGCGCTCTGAGCGTGTTTGTCATTCAATATAGAGCAAAGTACCGCCCTTTCTATTTGAATGTCCTGAGGTGGCTTATTCTTCGTTAAATTCATGTGTTGTAATTATTGGTTGATGTGTATTGTTTTCTTGTTTCAATTCGTCCTCCCATCTCTTCCCATTCAAATAGGTTGTTGGGTTTGGGTGTGAATATGTAGGAAATGGTTTAAACCTTGCAAAATTCGGAACAGTCTGTATTATTTTTTTTATTTCCTCAATAGTTAGTGAAAGAAATATTGCTTGAGCTTTTTTCTTTTCTACCTTTTTGGGGTATAAATTCCAAAATATTTCAAATTGAGAGATTAAAAACTCGTCCCTCTCTTTCTTTTCTTTTTTAATTATATCTTTATTTTTATTTTCATCTTCCATATGATTAACATATGATTTTGACTTGTTTTTTACTTCTTTTGTTTTACCTAGCTTATTATTTCTTCTTGAATCAGAAAAAGCCTTTCTCTTTTCAACTTCAGATTCTAATCGCTCGTTGTAATAAAGACCTTCTGTATCAATAGTAAATTTTCTCATTACTTCATTATCAAGTGTTTTTGATATGATAATCACTTGTTTTTCTGTCAACCTACCGTGTTGGTGTTGAGCCATTAGCAATCTCAAGTAAATTCCTACTTGCTCATTACTAAAGAACTGTGTTCCTGTTGAAAAGTCCCCTGTATAAAAAAGGAATGCTGGATCTTTTGCCATTATTTTTCTTTTATTATTGATTCTTCCAATCCCTTCGCATGAGCCTTTACATCTGCCAGGTAAAATTCCATCAATTCAGGATCTAAAATTTCCGTTACCTGATCGCTTGAATCAACAAACCTAGCACCGGATTTAAGCTGTTCCATTAAGTCTTTGCCTAATAAAACCCTTCTTACTAGCTCAAATTTGTCATCGTATAGGTAAAACTGAACAGAACCTAATCCCGTTGCATCAAATGATTTAAGGTATGGCATAAAATAAATAAACCTTACTGCTTTCGGAAGTGGGGTTTCCTACGGCAATAAGGTTTTAGATTAAAGGTTTTGTTTCGTCCCCACAACGAATATATTCAACCCGATTGAATACAGATGCTAGTTACTTCTTTCTACTCACTTTTGCAACTAAACGCCAGTAATTATATCATACAATTCCCTTCTTTCATCAGCATTTAGCTTTGATAATAAAGCATTAATACGATTCTGTTTATGCTTATTGATTTCGTCAATTTCTTTGCGACGTTGATCGTTTTTGGACTTCTCTTTTTCCCTTTCTTGCTCCCTAAGAGCCTCATCAATACTGCTGTCAATATGCCATTCAGTACCTCCATATCCGTCCGCACATTTTTCAATTGTAACGGTAACGCCATTTTCAAATTCTATTTCTAAGCCACTATAATCGAAACTTAATGTTTTAACACAAAATTCTTTTGCCATTAAGGATAATTCATCTACTTCCATACTATTTTTTTGATTTAATTTTCACTTCAAATTTTATCCATAGCACAGTAAACATGTACTTGTATCCTGTCTCCCATGCGTACTCCGAAACAGTATTCTTTATTCGATCTTCTGATTCTTTAAGTTCGGAAGGAGTGGAATGAAAGATTATCTGTTTCACATTCTTACCTTTTTGAATTTGCCACAAAGAGAGCAACAGTAAGTGTTTTTAATTGAGTTTGGTATTTTTTGACCATCATACTCAATACTTTTGCATGTATAAACATGATCCCACTTATGCATACAACACCACTTTTCAAGTATTCTATTAATCCATTTGCTCATAAACATATATTGTCTTACCTGATTTACTTTTGTACTTGAATGTGCAGAAATATTTTATAAAGTTTATTCTGCGTGGCCTTTCTAAGGCTTCCGGCTCTCGTTCTTTTTTATCTGAATTACAACTAGAATAGCCCATATTAAAAAGAGTGTTAAGCCTATTATGTGATGAGTGCTCATGGTTCTAATCTTGTTCTAATTTGCATGATTAACTTTTCCATCCGGTCAGCATAGAACTGTTTGAAGTCTGTATAACCGTCCGGTTGCTGTTGGAAAAGAACGTAAAGAACATTCCTAAGCCTTTCGGACTTGCTTTTGCTGTCAATTTCTGCATCAATAGACTCAATTTCTTTTATCTCTTTTGCGCTCATTGACTCCCTTCTGCTGAATCCGATAACGCCTACACTATTTCGAAGCACGTGGAAAGATGCAACATCTGCAGGTGTTAATTCTCCTGTTTCAAAACAAAGTACTGCTGATCCGTCTTTACGAACCCTATATGTGTCGAATATTACCGCCTTAGTTATATCCATTACTTAGCAGCCTCAGATATTAAAAGGTCTTGATTTGCCTTTGTGATACGATACTTTTTCTTAATGTCTTCAATTGTGTAAATACCTTTTAACGCTAACACACAGTCATCGAAGTTCTTAGTTTTAGGGTTTAACCATGGCAATTCATTTGCTTCAGATTTAGGCTTTGATTTATCCGGCGTGCTTGCTCCGTTTCCGTCATCATCAGCGTCTATGTTCAACCCAAGTATAGAACCTAAGGAATAACGCCTTTGGTATGTTATCGCTGAACCTTGCCCCTGCGGATCGTTTTTAGCTGGCTTCATGAAATAGGTAGCTGAAATGTATTCGCCAGACTCATGCATAAGCATTGTTGTCATGCCGTGTTCCTGTTCTGGGAACTGCACAAAAGAAAGTCCGTTAACCTGTAAAGGCTCTCTAATCACATCTAGTATATCCGCAAGGTTGGCATACTTTGAATTAAAGAATGGATTGGTTGCTGTTTTAACGATCTTTTCAACCGTCCCCTGGAATTTACACAAAGCAATTGCAAGGTTTTTTATAGATTCTGACTTTTCCATTATGAGTTCAATGCTTGTTTAAGAATGCTATATACTATTTCTGGATTGTCCTCTAAGAAAGATCTTAAAGGTCTTTTACTTTTGTTGTTCAGGTATCGAATGAACCCATCATTATCGAAACGATAGGTGGCGTATTCCTGCATATGTCCGCTTTTCTCCTGCTCCATCTCATAACTATTCAATTTCCTAAACTCATGAAAGGCGTTTTTGCTACGGATATGATTTTTTAGATCATCGAAAGGAATTGAAGCCTTAATGTATAGGCCGAAGTAAAATGTTTTTTCATCGGCTGATAGTTCGCATAATCCAATAGGAAGTTCTGAAAGGGTTGCAAGGCATATTCTTATATTTTGCAATTCAGCATTAAACTCAGAACTAGGACAACTAATATCATGCATTGAATCTTCCAGTATTTTTTTGAAATACGGATCAAAGTTTGGTTCTGCTAATTTCATTTCCATTCAGTTCTATTGTTGCGCCTTCTTTCTTCCAGCTCGTCAAATGATTTCAGAGCCTCTTCTATGGTATCACAGGTCTTTATATCTGTGAATATACCAACGAGTTTAACGTCCTTTTGCGTTGTGCTTCCAGCTGCTGGCGGCATGATAAAACGCTTTTTATAGAGTGGCGTCATATAATTCCCTGTGAAACTCGTTCGTTAAACTGATCCGTATCGCAACGCAATGACTTAATATCAACTCCAGCACGTCCGGCCTCATAAAATGCGTAACTAATCATTTCGGTACGCATAGGCTCTTTTAAACAATTGGCATCTACGCACATTTCACGGGCTATTCTTGCAATTGATATTCTATGAGAGAATATTTTTACGTCTGCTTCTTCTTTTGTGATGTTTTCCATAACTTAAAAGTTTTCGTTTGAAACATGTACTCTTTGTACTATACTTGATTTTAACCACTTTAAAGCGCTTTTTATTTGTGGTGCGAATAGGAACTGGATAATAGATACAAGTCCAGTAATCGGTAAAAGAACAATTATAAATTCCATATCTGTATTTTTAAAAGGCTTTCAATTTTTAACTGATCTAAGTACTGAGGAAGAACTTTGCCTCTAAATAACATGAAGCACCAATTTTCTGATTTACCGATTTCTTCTGCAAACTTTGTAACAGGGAAATTCTTTTTTAGCAATTCGTCCCGTACCGTTTTGCCAATCTCTTTTAGTTTTTCTTTGTCCTGAATCATTTTATAATTGCGTTTCTGATGATGTAAAACTAATAACTTTTACGATACAATCCTAATATTGTTATAACATTATTACACATTTATTATAATTAATTGATTTTCAACGAGAATAATTTTGAATATTGGAATGATTGTTTTACTTTTGGATTATAGTAATGTGGTGGAATTGGCAAACACACCCTCCTTGTCTCGGGGGCGCTGAATCTAAATAAAGACATTGTACAGTCGAAAGACGGGGATTGACCACCAAAACCTTGCAATGTTCCTAATTACAGCTTACAGGTTCGATGCCTGTCTTTACTGCACATAATAATCGTTGTACCAGAACGAGAAAGAATATTAAAGGAAGTGATTTCTTTTCCTTTATTAGCCCGATTGAACTGGTACTTCAATCGGGCTTTTGCTTTTTGGCCTTATACTAAAACAGAGCAACTTTGGAAATATCATTCATTGGATCAGGCCTTTTGTTTGCGCTCGAAAGACAACGCAGACGGGCAATTTTGTTTTTCATGGGGCTTTTTCTTCTCTTTCCTTTCTTGACTGACAAGGGTTCTTTCGGTTTCTGTTCTTTTAAAATGGGCTGACTTTGACAACATAAAAAGGCTAAAAAAGATAGACAAATAAGTTTGTTAATTAAAAATGAGGGTCAAATATTAAATAAGGGCATCTCTAGTTAAAAAATCCCGCTCAAATCAATGAGACGGGACAAACCAAACGGCTGAAAGGTTTTATTTTCTTGACAAAGCCCATATTCCGATTATAAGCATTAAAGCGAAAAGGATTAGCCAAATATACCATACTGCTTTTAAGTGGTCTGTAAAGGTGTATTCTGTGGCTTTTACGATAGTCTGCTGTACTTCTCTTACAATGACAGTATCATGATTATTCACTATTGTTTTAAGGTAGTGTTTTTGTGTTACAGTGTCCCGATAAAAGAACGTGGTGAAGTTTTTATCCTGAAGTACAATAGTGTCTGAAGAATACAGAAATGACGTATCTTTTGAAGATCCGTAGAATTTAACGGTATCAATCAGCTTTATTTTAGATGTATCAATCCATCCCCGTTCAAAACCTTTTTTCACGAATTGTTTTTGAGACTGGCAGGAAGTAAGGCATGCACCAATAATGCATACGAATAGAATTAAGCATATAATTTTTGTTGTTGTCCAGTCGTTCATTTCGGATCGCATTCGTTAGGTTTGTGAAGATCTTCCGGTTTTTCTACTGCAAACTGAGCTATAACTATAGAAACAAATCCGGCTACAATCCCATACTTTACAATTTCATCCAGCCAAATCATTCCGGTTTCTGGATAAGCCAATTTAAAGGCCGTACATGCAGCTGCAAAACCTGCTGAAATGGTTTTAACTCTCTTGAAGAAAGAGGGGGTTTCCATACAAAGACGTTTCCATAATACGGATAGATAAACTTTTTTCATAATGGTATGTAAACTGTTTTCCCGTTCACTTTTTTTGCTCTTAATATTTGCTTTCTGTTTCCTGTTGGCTTGTAAGAAACGTGTACCCAATCCGGTGTCGAATCATTGCCAAACTCATAAATGACCTGGTCAAAATCAAGCGTTTTAACGAACTCAAATATAGCCTTGTTGTAAATAGTCGAATCAATGTCTACCGCCTCACCTTTGGCGTGCTGAGAGCCTTTTGCACCCCCTATTTTAGCGTTTAGCTTTTCACTTCTGAAAAAAGAGCTTACAAATGCTTCTGGAAACTTATCTTTTACCGGATCAAATATTTTCTGAACAACCAAAGCAATAGATCGCATCTGCTCAGGTGTTGGCGTATTGTCAATTCCTGCACGGATAGCTGTTTGGCTTTTCGTTATATCGTCAATCGTCAAGTATTTGCCTATTTTCATAACGGCCTATTTAAAGTCAGTGATTTCCCCTTACGGTAATCAGCGTAAAGAGATTTTAGTATTACTATGAATCGTTTAACTTTCACTTCTTTTCTTGAATAAATTAGGAAAGAATCGGTCACAGAATTTCCTTATTGCAAAGGCAAAGAATCCCGACACTATAGCCCCGAAGGCAGCTAGTACAATACAATCCATTACCATAAAACAAAACTGCTTAAATCCTCCACTGTGGAGCATATAATCAGTTGCTAGCTTATTCAAGAAAATCCACAAGCCCCACAAAGCGCTTATGAGCTTTTCGTACCATGTAAGACCTTGTTGGTTATCTGAGTATTCCATCTTTGTTTTCATAAAATAGCCCCTCCTTTTTATGGGAAGGGCTAAATAATTATTCCGTTATCTCAGCTTTCATTTCTACTTCTTTAACTTCAGGCGCATATTCCCCCGCAAGTATCAAAACAGAATCAAAATCGATGTTTTCCGCTTCAAATCTTTCAAGAACTTCTCTTTTAATTGGAGAGAATGAAAACTTTGAAACTGGCAATTCCAGAAGCTCATTAATTTCACTCACTGCTTTATCATGGTTTTCGTGGTCAACAGGAAGCCCTTCTTCTTTACTTCCTCCATTGTCAATAATGATTCCCATGCGTAATTCTTCAATAGTATTGTACTTGGCAAAAAACTTTTCACGGTTTTCTTTCAGCTTTAATTTGTCCCCTATGAGCATTCTTTGAGGAATCAACTGATCGCATAAAATAATTAACCCGATTAGGTGTTTGTTTTTAAAATTTGCTTGCATTGTCGTTTGGTTTTGGTTTCCTAAATATAGGAATTATTTACATTTTATACCACTTACTTGTAGATGAAACATACTGATACCTTCCCCTCGATCCGGCTGTCATTCCGGTTAAGGCGTTTATAATTGTTCCGATCGTAGCCGTAAGGTTTAAGGCTGTTATGCCTCCCTGACTTCCTATTGTGAATATCTGACCATTTATAGGGGTAGAAGGGAAGGCAATCGTAAGAGACAAAGTAAGTCCTGCATCATGAATCAAGTCAACGTCCTGACCTGTGTCATTTGCTGTTACTGTTCCGCTCGTAGCGGTTGTAATTTGAAGTACTCCCATATTAGAACATGCCTATAATTATCCAGTTTGCACCATTTGATTGAACCTTATACCCAGCGTATTGAGTGTTTAAAACTTTTGTAGTAAACCCATCAATAGTTTGACTTGAAGTTGTTGCGATAGTTATTACACCAGCCCCGCTATTTTTTACTACAAATACCTTTCCAGTTACCCCCACGGCCGTAGGAAGCGTTACTGTGAATGTTCCCGAAGTGCAGTCTATCGTGTGGTCGGCGTTTGCTATTGAATATGTAGATGTTTTTGCCACATACCCAACGCTTAATCCACTTGTAGTAAGTCCTAATGTAGAACTAAATGAGAATGCAGCATTAGAATCTAAACTGCCATCTGATTTCCAGTAAGGAATATATCCTGTAGTTGTAACAGAAGACATTGCTACTTTAAAACGCCCCGTTGTGGCTGTCATTAAGAAGTTGGTGCCATCATATTCAACAGCTCCAGGCAAAAGAGTTGTTACATTTGTTCCTGATATGAATACAAGGGGAGTCATTGTCGTCGTTCCCGCCGCCAAACTTAATCTGCCCCCTAAAGTAGCCCCGCCAGATAGCGTTAATAGGCCAGCGGCAGTTAAGGTCATATTATTGACTGTTCCGTGATACCAAGTATGTGCAAGCCCAGAAGGGGTTACATAGTCTACAGATCCAGGCGAAAACGTAAAACCTGCATTTGTCCACAACCTTATCTTAAAGTTTGTAGCGGCCGTTGCAGAAAAACTTGTCCCTAAATCTATGTAACTAGGAGTTGTTTGTGATCCTGTCAGGGTTGTCCCTAGTAATATATTAGTAGCCACGGACGCAAGGCCTTTTGTGTAAAAAGGCTGATAGGCGGTTACTCTTCCTGCGCCAAAAGCCCCGAAAAGAACCAATCCATCGGTTGTTGAGAATCCAAGCCCACCGCCACCAAAGGCTCCAAGTCCTCGCAAGAATAAATCGTTGTATGTGAATGTTCCGGTATTAGATGAATACTGGTTGCCCATTTCAATATAAGGAGGTGCTGCAACGGCACCAGACAGCAATGATTGAACCCTAAGGTTCCCATTAAACCAATGGTCGTTCATAGATGAAATTTTACCACCAGTACCTACGGCTGAACTAAATGATAAACCATCAGTTGTTGAAATACCTATGCCAGTATTAGTCCATAGCTTAATTTTGAAAGCAGTACCAATTGCCCCTGTAATGAATGTTGTCCCTAAATCAATGGACGGTAAAGCAGCGGCAGATACCGATCCTGTAACCTTCTGCCCTATCTTAACGACTCCGTCAAAATAATGATCATTAGCTGAAGTAATGCGTTTTTGATAATCGATTAAATTAGGGGAAGCCTCTAAAATTAATCCGTCCGTTGTTAGATCGCCACCATATATTCTATTTCCTACACTTAAATTACCGGAAACTACCAGCGATTGATTGATTGTAGAGAACGGCTTAAACGTAGAGTAGTTAGCGGCAATACAGGCGTTATAAATAACTCTGTGTCCGGCATTTGATGGGTGTACGTTGTCAGGTGCGTTTAATGATGTGCCGCCGTTATTAATCATTGCCTGCTGGGCATCAATAACAGTTACGCCCTTTGAGGCAGCAAGCCCAAGAACAATATTTTTTACTGTAGGGTTACCAACAAATATAACGGCATATGGAGGTGTGATACAAATAATATCTACTGCCGCCCATCCCTTTGCTGTACACGCATCTATAACCTGTTCATACGCTGCCTGGAAGTTTGCTGCATTAAACGGCCCATAACCACCATAAGCATCATTAATTCCATAGTTAAAGACTATACATTTGTATGCAGATGTTTTGGTTGGTATTTCAGCAATACGGGCAATCATTGAGTTGTCGTTTGGTGAAAATTGAACCAAAGTCGTTCCAACAATTGCTTTATTAACTAATGTAGTTCCTATACCATTGGCAAATAATGCCAGCCAGCTATATGCAGAATTATTGGTGGCCAAAGATCCTACTGAGGTGCTGTCTCCAAAGCCAATCATTATCTTATAGGCAGACGCATCATACAACGCCCCGCCTTGTAAAGATAAAGCAGTTAAGGTATAATTTCCTAAATCAGTATTAGTTGTTGCGCCTGTATATGGTACATACCCTGAAATGGTTCCGGTAATATCCGAAAGCATAGCGAAGGTTTGAGGAACCCCGCCTTTTTCTGGAATGGAATAATCAGTAGCAGACAGTATAGATGCTGTGTCTATGTAAGCAAGATTAGCAGTTAGTCCGCCTGATGCAATTTTTAAAGTGTAAGTAGTTCCGCCTCCGCCAGTAGCTTGGAATAAGTTTTTATTATGCAAAGACCCATAAACCCCGTTAGCCACTGTACTCGAGCTAAATGAGTGTTGCGCTTGATTAATTGTATAGCTTATTGAATCACTATTAGAGCTATCTGCATAAGACCATGTAAGCTGTCCTGGGCTTGCTTGATTGCCGAATGCTGTTGATTTAGTTCCAGATACTGTTGCGTCATTAAAAAGTAGGAATCCAGATCTGTTAAAAACATTTGCCCCCGTGTTTGATACTAAAACATCGGCAGTATTTACATACATTAAATATCTAGCGTCACCAAAAGCCGCTGTAAACAAACCTCTTGTGGATGCTGAAGCATTTGGGAAAGTAAAAACCCCAGTATTGCTTAGTGCAAATGTCCCAGGCGTTGCACTTAACGAAAGTGTACGGGCTGTCCCCACATTACCGGAAGAGCCTACGTATACCTGTCCGCTGTTAAGAGTAGTGCTTAATCCAGGGGCAATTGCACCGGCCGTGTCGTCTACGTACTTTTTAGTCGCAAAAGCATGGTCTGAAGAAGGCGTTATGGCTGTTGAATAGCCGGATTCAGCCTGTATAACCAACCCGCCCCCTTTAATATTTAAAAAGGAGTCAATAACATCTTTGATCTGAGACCTTACATCTTCTGCAGATATAGACCTTGTGTTGTTATCCGGTATTCTGCTACTATTTAGCGCGGTCAGTTCTGCATTATTTTTAACACTCATAGCATTCTGTTTTATAAACTACCTGATAACGGATAGCAAATACATATTTTTTCGGATCATAACTATTCAGGTTTCCTACCTCTCTTCTGTAAATTCCTACAGAGTCCCAATCTATCCCCTGAATGTTCAAATGGTTCACATCGCTTAATTTTGAGACTAAATAATCATCAAAATCCCTGTATTCAGTCATTACTAACAGATCCATTGTCGCGGTTCTGTTAAATACTTTTCTTTTGCCTCTTGATTGAAGCAAATCAAACGTTTCAGATACTATTTTATGATAAAAATAATTCTGAAACTTATCATCAAAGGTTATCTGATCTTCTCCAATGTAGTTTTTGTCTACCGCATCGTGCAAAACAACGCGCGCAATCCCAGCGGAAAAGAACGTTCCTTTTATTCCGGTTAAAGAACAATTAATGTTAGATACTATTTCGTCTAATAATTTCATTTACATTATCTGCTATTGCTTGGCCTACCTGTGAAATTTCCTCATTTGAAGCCTGAAATACTGTTCCATAGTAGGCTTCTGCGTATTCCGCTTTATCGGCCGGACCTTTCCCTTGAAATCCTACTATGTATTCATTTTGGCCGTTAGCTGAAGGAAGAAAGTTATCCATCATATCGCCCGTTAAGGTTAGGTCTACGTGATTAATTTGTCTCCCCGACTTTATCCTTGTGTATTTACCATAATCAAATGAATATGCACCTGCTTTGTATGGGGAACCTGTCATCATCTTATCCCCGTTCGTTTTTTCTCCCCGTTGCTGGATCCTATCTGAAATTAAGGCTGCCAAATCAAAAGATGCCTGCCTTAACACCCGATCTTGATGTAGTCCCAATTGAGACAACATTTCCTTCTGAGCGGATATAAACTGACTTATATTTGATTGAATTGGCATATTCTGTACTTAATTATTCCACGTGAAACATAAGATTCAAGATAATAACCCTTTCCCATTTCAATACACCTTTTGAAAGCATTCATCATGCTCACAATATCAATTCTAAGCGATTGATCCACCCGTATAAACGTTCAGAGTTCCTTCACATGAAATACATATATCATTCTTCGGTAAACTTTCTAACGTCCTGTCAAGAGCGTCCAGATACTGTTTTTCGTATCTCGATCTTAGGAATGCCGTTGCTTCTAAATTAGAAGTCGTAAACATGTTTATTCTGAAAGATCCAAGTTTTTGCAAAAGTGTTTGAGTGGCCAAAAGGTACATCCACGCAGTTTGCAGGAATTTTTTATTTTCACAAATAAACTGAGACACGGAACACATTAAATCCGCGTCTATCCCAACTCCAAAACCTGATCCATTTTGTTCAATGTTTTCAAATATGGCTTCATCCGACAAACCTAATTGCGCTGGCCAATACTCAAAAGAATTGGAAGGGAAGTAATATTCATGAGCGCACTCGCAATCATCCAATCCCCAATCGTAAATACCTCTTTCTGTTTCTATGCTTGTTAAATCAGTAGCATCCACCCCCATAAAAAGCACAATATTTGCATATTTAATGGTAATGACCTGATCTATTTCGATTGTGTTTAATCCGGCAGACAAAACTACTTCTTTAGTGAATAGTACTGATCCATCGTTTACATCGAATATTTTAAATGTTGTTGTTAAAGCTGATTGAGAATAAACCCAAAGGTTTTTAATATTTAATTCAGTGTATTTGCTTGCCGGAACACGCATATATACACCATTGTAATTTAAAGAAGGGGCAATAAATTCAGGATTTCGGCTTATGTTCCCGATCCTGTTTGTCTGAAATAATACTTCGTCAAATTTGGAAGCCTTATTTTTACGTAAAAAAATAGCAATATCATTCGCGAAAACATCAAAAGCGGCATCCTGAATATCAGACCACACCCCGTTAAATGTTACTTGTTCAGAATTGGCGATATTGTCTACAAGTTCAGTACTCATCCCAGGCAAGATATTGATATACTTGCCTGAGGATGGAGTAATTGAACACGATTTTATGCCTATGTAATCAGTTAGGCAGTTCATCAGATAATGTTGATTGTTAAATCAAACACACCAGCGATACCGCAAGCATTCGTAGCTCTGATAGTAACTATCTGAGACGTTGCAGCGGCAACTGTACCTGAAATAATAATTCCCTGATCCTGAATCGAGATCGAAAGGCCTGTAGGAAGTGTACCTTCATCAATAGATACTGAAGAAAGAACGACGTTTGTATCAAGGCCGATAGACATTGAGTCTCCTGCATCGTTTGTAATAACGTTACCTGAGATAATGGCAGTGGATCCTGACCTGTTTACAAACCCTGCAAGGGCGTCAAAGTCAAACAATACCTGACATTCTTCTAAAGCATCTGTATCAGCATCGTAAGGTAGCGGATTGCCTTTTTGAGCCCATTTAATAGTGATAACACCCTCAATGTAAGTTGTATTATCATCTGTAATAGGATCTGCAGCAGAAGCCGATACACGTGTATTAGAAACTACCCATCCTTTAGAATCGGTAAAGTAGTACACATCGTAATTCTGTGATGCATTTTCAAAATCATTCCAGAAACCTACATTTTTCATGTAGTTAAAATCTACGAAATTGATTGTATGCTGTTTTGCAAGAATACGCGTGTTTTGTTTGCCGGCACCTTTGCCCTCCTGAACGGTTGGAGCGTCTTTTGTTCCGTTCACATTGCGAATAATAACAGCATCACAGGCCAGTTCAGCAGCAAGCAAGCTTGAAGCAAAAAGAGCGGCAGTAGATGTGTTTATTGTGCTGGTTCCTTTACGAACAGCCGCAACGTGTATAATTCTATTCAATTCCTCGTCTACGCAGTCATCGCAACGTCTTACGGGATTGGTTGTACATCCAAATAAACCCATGATTTAAGTTAGTTTAAAAGGGGGCTATTAACCCCCTTTGTTTTATGATACGTAACCTGCGAATCCTTTGAAGATACCGTTAACACCATTCAATCTATCAGAAGATTTGAATAGGTTTTGAGGTGCAAAATAGAAATCGTAATCTAAATCTACCCATAGATCCCAATATTCACCGCACTCATTAGGTCTCATGCGAATATCGTATCTTAGACCTGGAAGTTTTGGATCTGGCAATGTGCCTCTTTCCATTGTTCCGATAGCTTTTGAGAAAGTCGGGCCTACATACTTATTGTATGTAATCAACTGAGCCATTTTAGGGAAGAAAGAAATGAACGGCTGAGCGCCATCAGGCAATACACCAAAGTGAGAAGCCATATCTGCAGCGTCATAGAAGAATTTAGCATCCTGACGAGATCCAAGTTTGCCAATGTCCTGTCCACCAATGTTGCAACATCCGATGCCTAGCTCGTCGAATGCGTAAGAGATAACACCGTTACCAACTACAAGTGGCATTCCGGTCATACCGATTTTACGCATGTCTTCTTTCCACTTGTTGAATGCTGCAGTAACAATGGAGTGATCCGTTGCTGACTTAAGCATTTTATACTCGTTGAAAGTTGCGCCACCTTGGTATTTACCAAAGTTCAATTCAAATGCTTCAAGAGCCGTGTCATCAACTTTCTGACGAATAGCATCTAAATCCATGTTGATTTCTTCGGCAATTTCTCTCATTACCATAAGAGAGTTTTGAGCTACTCCATTAGAGCTTCTCAATGCTGCAGGGATTGCAACAAGAGCGGAGTATGCATCGCATAATCTACGAACAGTTGCCTCACTTACCTTAATAGCAAGTTCCGCGTTCATGTTTACATCGAAAGTAGTCTCGAAACGTGGCTTTTCTGTGCCGGTATCGCAAGACTTAGCAGTGCGCACGTCAGAAATAGACTGTCTTTGCTTGTGCATGATACGAACAGATTTGCGGTGGCCTTCGCCTCCTGCACCTAATTGTTCGATTGTTACTCCTGCCACGTTGGTAGGATCTAAAAGGGCATCTAATACACCTACTGGTGTTTTTAGATTTGCCATATTGTTTGGTGCTGCTAATTCTTCAAAGGAAGCAAGGACAGCCGGACAAACCCCATTTTGTTGGAATATTGACATGATTATTGCATGTTTTGATCTGCCTTAGACTGAGCGAAAGCCGCTGAAATTCTAGGGTCAATAGATCGTGTTTGTGTTTGTGCTGCGGTTTGTACCGGTGGTACAACAGGGTGGGGCGTGTCCGGTGATACCGAACCAAAATTTTTAGCTGCGAAGATATTATCTCTTAGCTCTGTAAATGTAATTTTTTTATTTGTTTCATCAAAATAATCCTGATCTTTATTATCAGATCGAACTAATTTAATTGATTTGCCATCTTTTACGATAGAAATACCCTTTTGTTCCAGTTCTTTTTGAAGAGCGATACGAGCAATATCCCCGCGCATATCCTCAGGAAATGCAGAACTCCAATTTTTAGACAGAAACTCTCTTGATACGTATTCATCAATCTGATCCTGTTCAAACTTAGAAAGAAGTTGATTTTTTTCAGATTCGTAATCTTCTCGCTGTTTTTTAAGATCAGCATTTAGTTTTTCAATGATAGCTTTGCTGTCTGTGTCGGGCTTGTCTTTGCCTTTCCCCTTTTCAGCTACTTTTGCTAAGATGGCTTTGGTTTTATCCGAAACAGTTTTATTGTTCTGGAAAATTTCATCGCGTTCTTCCTGGCTAAGTCCGTGTTCAGAAGCCATAATATCAAGGCTCTTATTCTGACCATTGGCCATATTATCCAAGTAATGCTTTTTAATCACAGGATTGCTTTTGGCTCCTTCCTCTGTCATTAACTTGTCGATGCCTAAAGATAATGTTTCCGGCACGTCTAATTGAGACGCTAAAATATCTTTGTAAGATTCATCTGTAATATCAAGGCCTAGCTTTTCAATTACTTTTGCAAATGATTCACCTAGTTTCATACAGTTCTGTTTCTTTTACGTGGAATTTCGATTTGATTGGAAGGCGCCGATTCTTCAGTTTGTTCCTGCTTTTCAGCTTTGGCAGATTCTTTTACTACTTCCTTGTAGCGAACGCCTCTCCAATGTGGGTTTCTTTCCTCTTTTGGAGTGTTAAGGTGTCTTTCCGCGGCTACTTTAGAGACCATAATCTCTATTTCTCCCATGTACTCATTATCTACGATGTTTTGCTTTAGGACTACTACGAACCCTTCCGGCACTTCTTCTGGTTTTTTCATATTGGTTTTATCTAATTGAACTTCTTGTTCCATCTTGTTTTACTATGTTTGGATAAATTGCATACACGTTTAAACCTTCCTGTACATCGGCTAGAACTCCGTCTATACTCGCATAAAGCACCTCTGTACCTTTTATTAAAGTGTCTACGGCCTTTTGGCGAACGATATAC